AGAAACTCACTCAGAATGATGAACTGTCCGTCAATCGGATCACCCCGCCAGTCCGTCGGCTGAGTCTCTACGATCTCGCCATACATTGTCAGCTCAGCTTTCCGGCCATCCACCACCGCAAGGGTGTAACACGGTCTGCCCAGGCTGAACGTCTTATTTTTCTTATTCATTTCCATCACCTCCGTCCGGAGCGTTATCCGGATCATTGTCCGGATTCAAATCCGGCTCATTCTGGAAATTGGAACTGCCGCCGGAAAGACCCGCATCTTCAAGCGTGTCCATCTCCTGCTTCAGCTCCTCCATGTTGGCCGCCCAGTCTCCGGAACCGTACTCGCGAGTTACCTGCGAATGCGTCTTAAAGCCGTGCTGAACAGCCAGAATGTTTGCCTTGACTTCCTTCATGGGATCCAGCTGGCCCTGAACAGGCCCGAGCCACTGAGCACCACACCATGCAGCTCTCAGCTCCGGATCAGTGAAGAATCCAGGCGCATTCACCCGGCCGATTGCCACTGCCTCAGACAGCCATGCCTCATAAACCGGCTGACAGAACTGAGAAACGAGCATCTCACGCCGCATCCGGAATGCTTCCCATGCTTCCATGAGGGCCGCTCTGGATGCCGAATATGAGGCGTTAAACTCTTTCAGCAGTGTGTCATAGGGAATCTCAAGCGCCGCTCCAATCTCTTTGCAGATGACCTTCACAAACGTATCAAATCCGGTGCTGGGAATGTTCGGGTTTCCGAAGACGATCTTTTCGCCCTGCTTGAGGACGGTGACCGTGCCGGGTCCCATCTCATACTCATTCGGATTCTCGCTTGCGTAGCTGTCCGGAGGATTATCCGGATCCTCATCCGGGCCATACCCGACTTCGTTCATCGGAATCTCTGCCGGATTCGACTCCGTCTCGATCCACGCAGTGAAGAAGCTCTGAATCAGCGCCGCCATCAGCTCACTCTGGGTGTACCGGCTGATATTCAGAAGGGACTCGATGACCGGTGCCAGATAAGTGACACCCCGATACTGATCAGGCCGTTCTGAATCCAGTATATGAAGAATCATCGGAAGGCCGGTGCGTGTGCCGTAGGCTTTGACCCGCTGCCATCTGATTTTCTGCGGTTCCCTGAAGACCTGATTCGGATGAATGTTGCTGACGTAATACGCCACGACCATGCCGTTCCTGTCGACTTCGACGCCGTCAAAGATCGGGTTTCCGTTCCTGGCTTTTCCATCCGTGATCAGTCCAGGCGTTACCACTGGAACCGATCTGGGTGTGCTGACCCGGTCCGCCTCGATCAGATGCAGGCGCAGCGAGTACGGATTCAAAGGCGTTGCCTCTCTCCGCTGGAACAATCCGAAGACGTCACCGCTGGACAGCCAGCTGTAAACAGCCAGGCCCTGCATCGAATAGAAATTGTTCATGCCGATCGCGTCGAAATTTTCCTTCTTCGACGCCCACAGCTCGAATTTCTTTTCAGTGGCCTGCTGCCATTCCTTCGCCGCCTCCGGAGAGAGCTTCAGAACGTCATAATCGATGCTGCTTTTCAGCCGGAGACCGGTACCAACAACCTTGGTGCGGTTCGTCTTGACCGCCGATGCCGCAACAGGGCTTGACATCACGAGCATCCGGCCGCGCTGTCTCAGAAGACTGTTATTCCAGTTGATGTCCTCATTCGGAGACGAAGACTTCGCCGTGAACCCCTTCATCGACCGACGGTGTATGCTCGCTCCGGCATCCGAATATCCGGAAACCTTCGGCCTGACATTCAATCCATCCACATTTACCACCTCCCGTCACTTTCAAATTAAGAGGCCGCCGCGGGCGAAAGGAGTGAAACTCCACACGACAGCCAATAGATAAAGCCGGCACTGTAGGGATGGTACCGGCGATACCCCTTTACCAGTCCCGTGGAACGACTCCGAATGCCTTCCTCGGGCGTTTCCCTTCCAACAGGGCCTCATACTGATCCACCTTCGCCTCTGCATTGCTTATCCGCTTCTCCAGAGACGGCAGATCAAACTTGGTGAGCTCACGATCGTCGATGCTGTACGACTTCACGCCGCCGTCAATGAGGGCGACATATGCGTCCATAAGCTTTGCGAGCGTCTCTTTCCAGTAATTCAGCCGCTCGATGATGGTTTCTCTGTCCATTTGATCACCTCACTCACCAGTCCATCATTTGGTTCATCCTGTCCTGCATCCTCTGTACAGGAGTGCTTGATTTTGCCTGTTTTTTGGGCCGCTGTGGCGTCTCTGTGGCCTCGGTAATATATCCGCTAGCCTTCCGGTGCAAGGCGTCCAAATCAGGCGCTAATGCGGTAAAAGCGGCCATCGCATAATTTCGACAGTCAAGAGCCTCGTTTCGTTCGTGCCCGGGAATCTTTTCCCAGACCCAGGGATTCCGATTGTGTTCTTTGTAAACCAGATGCTCAGAGAGCAGGCCCACGAAATACCGGTGCTCATATCCGCATTCCGGATTGATCGGGAAATGACAGTATCTCGGACCGGGTGTCTGAACCTTCAGGCCATCCATGATCAGCTGCTTTCCGGCGTCTACACCGAGCTGGTACTGCCAGCATTCTCCGATCGTCTTGCCGCGGATCACGATCTTAACCTTCTTCGGTGGCGACGTGTACGGCTTTCCATCCCCTGCAAATCCTTTGCAGTCAAAGACCCGCGTCCCGATACGCTGAGCGCAGCGCATCCGGACCTCCTGCGTGAAGTGACCGCCGTCATCCACGAAGGTCATGCTGATCCGCAGTCCCTTGCCGTTTCCGAATCGGTAAACCCTCTTGATCAGTTCGTCAAGCTGCGCCCAGACCTCAGGTGTATCGGGTCTTCCGAGGATCATTCCGCGACGTATGCCCCAGTTTTCCTTCCGGAGACCCCAGCCCACGACCTCATACTCAAGCCGGTCATCCTGCACGTCAACGCCCATGGTCAGCACCAGAACGCCATCCGGAAGCTCTGCAGCGTATTCCTCACGCCGAGCCATGTAATCATCCTCGTTGGCCAGACCGCCGCGCTCTTCCCACAGTTCCCCGAAAAGAGTGTTGTAGACGACTTTCAGCTTCTTTGTGTCGCCCCTGGCTTCCAGATACCTCGTGACGATCTTTTCCCAGCTCACCCAGGGTGAACAGAAGGCGTTCAGCCAGAACGACCGAACGCCATTTCTCAGCGCCTCCGGATTATCCGGAATCCACTTTGCATAAGCACGCTTCATGTCGTGCTCCTCGGAGATGCAGCCGCACTCCGGACAGACATAGTAGGTCTTTGTCACGACGTACGTGATTTCATGATCCACTTCCGTCTGATCGTATTCATACCTCAGGTCCTGCCACCGGATGTTGTGGTACTCTCCGCAGTGCGGGCACTTGGAGCACCAGCGCTCCTGCGTGCCGTTCTTGAATGCCTTCTCTATCGGAGAGAATCCTTTGATGGTCGGTGTGGAACATTCGTAGGATTTCGCATTGTAAAACGTCTGCTGTCTGGCCATAGCCAACAGCCAGGGATCGCCTTCCTTGCCGGCTTCGACGGCCCAGCGGTCTCTTTCATCGCCCAGCACGTACCGAATAGGTTTCGATGCCAGGGCATGTGCTTCTGTGGATCCGCACATGGTCAGGATCCCGCCGGGATAACTTTTCTGCAGAATCGTGTTCCCGGTATCGCCCCGGAGAGTCTTCGACACCTTTTTCCGGAGCGTCTTGCTGTCCCGAATCATCGGAGCAATACGCAGCTTGGAGTATTCCTTGGCGTCTCCGTTTGTAGGTTCGATCATCAGGATCGAGCCGGGATCCTGATCGATGATATATCCGATGATGTTATTCATACATTCGGACTTACCGACCTGAGAGGCGGCCACCATGACGATGTGCCGGATTTTCGGATTTGTCCAGGCGTCCATAACCTCTTTCAGGTATGGCGTCTTTTTTGTTCTCCACGGGCCAGTCTCAGCAGATGACTCAGGAGACAGTCTCCTGAACTTGTCTGCCCACTGACTGACCGTGAGATCATCCGCCAGAGCGAACGAAGAAATGTTTTTCCGGAGAGCGCGAAACAGGCGCCGCATTTCAGCAGCCTGATTGACGCTCATTCAGAATCATCCTCCGTCTTCTCATCCATGTTCTGCCGTTCTCTGACCAGTGCTTCGTACTTCTCCGGATCATAGTCGAACTCTGACAGCTCACCCAGAACATCCCGGATAGCTTCCTTGATCAGGACAGAGCATTCTTCAGCGGTATCGCAGAGTGAAACCTCAACTGCCAGCCGCCCCGGCAGAGACAGCAGAGCATTCTTGACCGTGTCGATCAGCTCCTGAGTGAAAACCTGAACGTCTTCACTCCGATGCATCTTTCCGGCCAGCTCTTTGGCCTGTAGGTCGGCCATGTTGGCCTTGGCAACCTTCAGCTTGACTTCTGCGGCCTGCTTGGCCTTGTCCATCTTCTTCTCTTCTGCCGACTTGGTGACTTTTTCGTTCAGAGAATCCATGTAGCCGTGAACCGAATCGCCCAGGTTGAACAGCTTTCCGTAGTCAGTTTGCATCTTGTTCAGCGTTCCCTGACTGGTCAGCTGTCCAACCCACTGATTCGAAACTCCGAACCATGAACACAGGTCGGCAGTCTTGACGTAGATTGTCAGACCCGGCTGGAGAATGTACAGCGTGTCATTCTCTAGGACTACCTTTTCCTTGTCTGCCATGCCTTTCTCCCCTTTCTATCCTTCCTGTGTGATCATTTCCGGACATTTCACGGACATTTTTTCGACTTTTCGCTCATTTTTTTACGATTTTGGGCAGAAAACTGCCGGATTCGTCAATTAAAGCACCCGAAAATGCCCTAATATCGTCGCATTTTCCGGGGGGTCGAGGGGCGCTGGCAATTTGTCCACAGGCGACAGTACCTTTTCCACAGCCCT